TTGATGAGGTTTTAAATTATAAATCAAAGGAGAGCGAATTAAAATGAATAAAAAAGATTCCATGCAATATATAAATACTCAAGTCTGGTCTTATTTTAAAACGTTTCTTGAAAATTCCGATTGCAAACAGTTTCAGACTTCTTGTCAGAGTTTAGTCCAGGAAATTTATAAAACAGGAGATAGCACAATGTTGAATTTTTGCGAGAATATCATAATTTGTTATGTGCCGATCATAAACAGTGTGAAAGAGTGGGAGTAGTTTAAAATAAATTAAAAATAATTATCAAAAAGTATTGTAAACTATTGCGAACTATGATATATTAGTAGTGTAGTAAATTATTAATTTAAAAAGGAGAAAGAAAATGAGAGTATTAGTAGCGTGTGAAGAAAGTCAGGCAGTAACCGTTGAACTAAGAAAATTAGGACATGAAGCATATTCGTGCGACATTATGGAGTGTAGTGGCGGACATCCTGAATGGCATATTATGGGAGATGTATTGCCGTTATTAAATGGATTGTGTGATATTACAACAATGAATAGTGGAATTCATTATATTGATGGCAGGTGGGATATGATTATTGCATTTCCACCATGTACAGACTTATGTGTTAGCGGTGCAAGACATTTTGAGAAGAAAAGAGCGGATGGAACACAACAAAAAAGTATTGATTTTTTCATGAAATTTGCAAATGCTGATTGCGACAAGATAGCAATTGAAAACCCAATTGGGATAATGTCTAGTGAATGGAGAAAACCAGAACAAATAATACAACCTTATGAGTTTGGAGATAGTTTTAAAAAGTCAACGTGTGTGTGGTTAAAAGGATTGACATTGTTAAAATCAACAAATATTGTGGAACAGGGAGAATTTATAGAATTTACTTCAAAAAAAGGAGTTCATAAAAAACAACCAAAATGGTATGCAGATGCATTAAGTTTACCGCCAAAAGAAAGAGCAAAAGTTAGAAGTAAAACTTTTCCAGGCATAGCAAAAGCAATGGCTGAACAATGGACGGTATAAAAGGAGAAAAATCATGCCAAAACAAAAACCTAAAAAAGTATTGTCAGTAGATGTAATCAACAAACTAATTTCAGATTATCAATCAGGACTATCACTAAAAGAAACTTGTAAGCTAAACGGAATCAGCTTATTTTATGGACGCCACTACCTGAAAAGCTATATCCGTACACCATGCGATCAATGGAAGTCCGAAGTAGTCGAAAAATATATGAGTGGAGAAACGTGTACGGCGTTAGCAGAAAAGTATGATTTGTATATTCCAACGGTTAGAACATATTTAGAATCAGTAGGTGCAATCGAAGAACGGAAACGGATTACAATCGAATCATATCAGCCTGTAATTGAAGATTACAAAAACGGATTAGTGCAGCGTGAATTGGCGGAGAAATATTCACAGTTTAGCAAGGGTACAATTCATCATATAGTTGATAAATACTGTCAGAAACGAAATGCTACAACAGAAGAAATTGATGAATACGAAATGATTGATAAGTTGCCGAAAGCAGAAGTTAAAGCAAAGATTCGAGTTTTTAGAACGAAAGAACACGTTTACAAAGATATATTTGATTTGGTTGCCGGTGTATAGTTAAATTAAAATTTAATTCATTAGAACAGAAAGGATAATTACATGAAAGATATAGAATATGATAGTGGCAGACCTTTAATGCGACTTGAAAAAGGTGATAGGGCTATCATTAGAGTTAATTCGCCTACTAAAGATAAATATGCTGATATTAAAAACGGAGTGTATAAAGCCATATGTACTGAACCATACGCATTAATTTGTGAGGAACAACCGCTTCTTAATGGCAAATACTGTTATTGGTACGGTAACAAATGGGGTTGTAGTGGTGGCATTTATGCAGATGAAATAGGTGGTAAAAAGGATAGTTAAACTGAAATTTAAAGGAGAACAAAATGTACTTAGTAAATGTTGAAGATCGTAGAGAACGCAGAGATATAACCGCAACAAGTAAATCAAAACAGACGAATGCAAATAAGACAGAAAAGACTATGCAAGGTTATTACGATATGATGATTAAACAAGAAGTTAATCAATTAGCTATTGGAGAGAGTGAACCGGTCGGAAGTTTTAAGCATAAGCCGTATTGCAATGATATTAAGTTAAAATAGTCTTAATCGTGCGAAATTGGTATCAAATCGTAACTGAATCGGTTTAAATGTAAAGTTGTTAGGGTAACTGATAAAAATTGAAATTTGGGCGAAATAGAAAGGTAGAAAAGAGAATGGAAAAATTAAGTAAGATATTTTCAACAATTGCATTTTTAGGTTTAGCGTCAGTATTTGTGGGGTTTATTTTTATTATTTGGTTTGGAATTATTGGCGTTAAAATAATGGGAACAGGTGCAACTGTGTTTTTATTCTTTGCATTGTTGTATTCGGTCAGTGTTGGAAAGAAAGGAGAATAATTATGAATGAATCACAAAGAGAATATTCCGATTACTTAACTCGCTTATCTCGGAACAGTCAAAAATCAGCACAGGATTTCAACAAAGAAAAGATTGTGCGAGAGGTTGGGAAGAGTTACGGATTGAGTGAAAAAGAAATGAATGAGGTTGGGAGAAGTATAGAAAATAGCTAATTCCGTTATAATTTGACATTTTCACACACAGGGGTTAAAATTGGTTGATAGAATGTAATAAATCTATTGACCTTTTTTGTGTTTAGAAAGGGATAAAATGAGGGGGGAGTTGATGGCGTGGAATTAACGGATAAACAAAAGATATTTGTAAATGAATACGTTGTTGACTTTAATGCGACCAGGGCAGCAATTAAGGCTGGATATTCAAAAAGTAGTGCTAGACAGATGGGAACTGAAACCTTGTCAAAACCGTATGTTCGGGAAGCTATCAATAAGGTTATTAGCGAATTAAACGAACAGTGCAACATTAAAAGAGAAAGGGTTATCAACGAAATAGCCAGTATTGCGTTCGATGATATATCGAATTATGCAGACTTTTCAGGGGACACCCTTGTATTAAAAAACAATCAAGAAATAGATACAAGGAATATATCGGAAATATCCATTGATAGATATGGATGCCCTAAAATCAAACTGTATAATAGAGATACGGCATTGTATAAGTTAGCTGAATATCTAGGGCTCGATAGAATAATTACTGAAAATCAAGAAGTTGAAATTGATCCATTAAGTCAATCGTTAAAAGAACTTGGAGATAAGTTATGATTAGCGATAAGCAAGTCAAATTGCTTGCATTTCCATATTCAAAATATGATGCACTTGTTGCGGATGGGGCAATTCGGTCTGGAAAGACTTCTATTATGACAATATCGTTTGTTGATTGGGCTATGTGTGAGTTTAACAATTGCAATTTTGCTATTTGTGGAAAAACGGTTGGTTCTGCAATTAAAAATATAATTACTCCATATTTAGGGCTTACTCAAACAAAGCAGAAATACAATGTGAAATTTACACGTTCCGATAATCGAATGGTTGTAACTAAAGGAAATAAATCTAATACATTTTATGTTTATGGTGGAAAAGACGAATCTTCATATATGCTAATTCAAGGCATAACGCTTGCTGGAATCTTATTAGATGAAGTCGCACTTATGACACGCTCATTTGTGGAACAATCACTTGCCAGGTGTTCGGTTAGTGGCTCTAGGTATTGGTTTAATTGTAATCCAGACAGTCCAAAACATTGGTTCTATCAGGAATGGATTCTAAAAGCCGATACGAAAAATACGTTACATATTCATTTCGATTTGGAAGATAATCCATCATTAACAGAATCGATTATACATCGTTACAAATCTATGTATTCTGGTGTATTTTACGATAGATATATTCGTGGTTTGTGGGTAGTCGCAGAGGGTTTAGTTTATCAGAATTTTTCAAAAGAAAAACACGTTATTGATTTTGATGATATGATTTCGAAAATGTCTGCTGCCGATAAGATGCGATTTGAAAGGACCGCTGAATATTATGTATCGTGCGATTATGGAATAACAAATCCGTTTGCGTGTTATCTTTGGTGCGTATACAATAAGGTTGCGTATTGCATTAAAGAATATTATTTCGATAGCAGAGAATTAGACCGTAGACGAACAGACGAAGAACACTATCTAGCAATTGACAATATGTTGATGAATTATAATATACAGTATTTTGTCATTGATCCGTCCGCTACTTCATTCAAAGAAACGATTGCAAGACATGGACGGTATGATATACTTAACGCAAAAAACGATGTGCTAAATGGAATATCAAACGTTACCACTCTGTTAGAAACGGAACATATTAAATTTGACAAATCATGTGTTCATTTAATTGATGAATTCGGACTGTATCGGTGGGATGATAAGTCAATGGAAGATGCGGTTATAAAAGAATTTGATCATGCACAAGATTCATTGCGCTATATGGTTATGACAATATTAAGACAGGAATTCGATTGGTTTAGTTGGGGGAGTTAATTACTGGAAAGCGAGGATTAATGAAAACAGTTAATATTTTAGGAACGGAATACACGATATTGTTTCAAACAGAATCAGAAAATCCAAAATTAAAAGATGCGAATGGTTTGTGCGAACAATATTCAAAAGAAATTATAATTGAGAATCCCGATGCATACAAAGACGAACCAATGACAGTATCTAATTTGCCAGAATTTACAAATAAAGTATTGCGCCATGAAGTAATTCATGCTTTTATTGGAGAGAGTGGGCTTAGAAGTAATACGGACTGGGCTGAAAATGAAGCAATGGTTGATTGGATAGCTATACAATTCCATAAAATAGAACAAGTTTTTAAAGAACTCAACATATAAAACAGGGGGGTAAAAAATGATAATTGGAGATATTTTAGATTCGTTCATTGTGGCGATTGCAAGGATGCGTAGAATGAGTTTGGCAAAGCAGACGGCAAACAATTTGGATAATGATTTTAACGTTGTTTCCGATACGTCCATTACAAATACAGTTGCTAACAGATTTTCAACTAAAGTTATTGGGGATTCAAAGATTGTGATAAAGTGGAAAGTCGCAATTAAGTCAATTGAATCGTTTCTGAAAAGATTTCAGAATAATACTTTTAAAAATGTAATCAATGTTTCGCTTGGAACAGGCGATTGTTTAACAATTCCAACATTTGACGGAAAAAGATTTGGCACAAGGTTAGTTCCGAATGGCTCTTTCATCATTACCGAAATGTCAGGCGAGGATATAATGGGGGCATGGGTACTTGGTGGAGAATATACCGCAGAAAATGGAGATTATTACTGTTGGAAAGAATTACATTCTGTTGGAACTGATGAAAATGGAATAAGTTATGCAATGGTTGAGCGGTTCGCATTTAAGGGTTTGAAAGATGGAAAGCAGATTCCGTTAGAAGCATATCCTGGATTTAAAAATATGGACGAAAAAGAATTAGAAGTGTTCAAGCAAACAGTTATTCCAAATTATGATAAGCCATTGTTTGGCAGAATTAAATGCCCTGTTCTAAATAGAGAAGATTTAAACAGTCCATACGGTGTGCCGATCACTTATGGCAATCAGAAAACTGTTGAAGATGTAAAAGAAGCTATTCGGATTTTGAACAATGAAATGAAACGAGTTAGAACAAAGATATTTTTTAATAAGATTCTCGGAAAGAAAGACGAAAACGGAAAAGTAATACTCCCGCAGGATGAAGATTTTATGATTCCGGTTAGTGCTTATGGAGATCAGTCCGCAAGTAAGTTAATTGAATCGTTTGCGCCTACTCCAAGGTTTGAGCAATACAAACAATATATTGAATTTAGTATGAAACTGCTAGAATCCATGATTGGAATATCACACGATACAATGACAGAGCCATCAGATACTTCTCTTGTGACAGCAACAGCAATTAGAGTTTCCATGTATGAATCGTTAGCGTTAGTCGATGCGATCCGTAAAAGTGCCGAAATAGGCATTTCCGATTTAAATGATGCGGTATGTGCGTTATACAACAAGGTTAAAAAAGAAAACGAACCATTAGCAACAGGATATTCACTTTCATTCGATTGGGATGATAGTATGAGAGAAAACTCAACGGAATATTTTAATATGTTGATGCAATCCGTATCACTTAATACAACTGAAAAAGCAGAGTTACGGTCATGGTTACACAACGAACCGTTAGAAATTGCTAGAGATAGAATCGCAGAGATTGAAGCCGATTCTGAACCAATTGACACAGCTGTTTAATATTAAAGGGTAATCAGAAATGGTTACTCTTTTTTGTTGCGGTAAAGTGTGAAAGAATGAAATAAAGTTGTTGCTATTATGTTTATGTTATGGTAGAATTAATATAGAAAATAATTTAGTTGCGGCGGTCAACCTAAACCGTCAGAATGGAGAGAGAAATGGAAAGATTGCAGAGTGTGACCGGTTGTAAAGTAATGTCGTTTAGTGAATGTATAAAAGAATTTGGGTGGAATTTAAAGGATGACGGAGATTGTTTTAAAGTAACTTGCGGTTGTGGAGATAGTCATATTGTTTATTCAGGATTTATCGGAACGGAAGTTATTGAGTGCCAAGGATGTGGAAAAAGAATGACTGATTTATTTTCACCTATACAAACAGGAAATGCAACTTGTACAATATTAAATCCGTCAGATTATGAAATTGAAAAAGATGAAAACGGACATTATAAATATTGGATTGCTGGAAATAAAGACGGATTGATTTTAAAAGAAAGCGAGGACGCCTCATGCAATTAGGATCATACATTAAATCACGCAGAATCAATCTCGGACTAACTCATAAACAGTTAGCGGAAAAAATGGATACAACAGTCACAACTATATCAAAATGGGAAAATAACCATGTTGAACCAGGATGGAGAAATTTTATATTGTTATGTAAAATATTAGGAATGAATCCATTCGATTTTATAGAAAGCGAGGATAAATAAATGACGAATGAAGAAGCAATTAAATTATTAAATCAAGAAAAAATACCAATGATACTAGACGGAAAGCCGAATGAGCATCTCGCGGTAACACATATTAAGGCAATTGAAGCACTCGAAGAAAATACCAGGCTTAAATCCGAGATTGAGCAACTTAAATTATATGCAACAAGTTTAATTAATACTAGAAATTTAAATGAAGAAACAGCAACCTCTATTCGACAAAAAATGCAAAGAGAATTAATAATGCATGAAGAAATTGAGCAGTTAAAATCAGAATTATATCAATTAACATATAGAAATTGTCTGCAATGTTTTAATTACGGAAAATGCTCAATTTTTGATAATTATAATATAACAAATTGTTCTGATTTTGAATTAAAAGGAGGTAATAATGATTCAAAAATATGACGAAGAAGATTTTATAAATAACCTAACAAATCCAGTCTACTCAATCATGCAAGAAACACAATATAGCGTGCTTTCTGTTATAACGAATCGCATTAAAAAAATAGGTAAACTAAGTCCGACTGATGCGCAACGATTAAGCCAATTAGTGCGCATGGAAGATTTAAAAACGATTGAATCCATAATTGCAGCAGGCACGAATTTATCAACAAAGCAAGTCGATTACATTATAGAACAAGCAGCCGCGAATAATGACAATCTAGCGGATAATCTGTATAAGGCTAGGAATATGCCACCAAGTAAGTTTACTACAGATTTAGCACTATTAAACGTGGTTAATCAGGCAAAGAAAAGTGTGACTAATGGAATGGTAAAGCTGTCAAATACTTCCGCCATGAATCTGGTTATGAATAACAAAACTATATCAATTGAAAAGGCTTATAATTATG